GGTACGGCAGCGGCAGGATTAACGGGCACAGGAGCTGGCACAGGAGCTGGATCGATCGAATCTTACATGAGTCCTTATACGACGAATGTTATTCAAGCGATGCAAGATCAAATGGCTGATGTGAAATCACAACAAGATATTGCACGAAATGCTTCAGCCGTAGGCGCAGGAGCCTTTGGTGGAGCAAGACAAGGCGTAGCTCAATCCGTAGCCGACACTGAATACAATCGAATGGTTGGTCAGATGGTGGCTCAACAACAAGGAATGGGTTATCAACAAGCTGCCGGTGCAAGACAACAAGATTATATGAATCAAATGGGATTGGCTCAGAATCAACAAGGACTCGCTCAATTACAACCACAACTCGCTATGCAGAACGTAGGAAATATTTCTCAGCTAGGTCAACAAGACCAGGCTTATAGACAGGCAATTCAAGATACAGCAGCTCAACAACAGAAACTATCTCTTTATGAACCTTATCAACGATACGGTTTCATGGGTGAACAGTTAACTGGCTTGATGGGTGGTTACCCTGGTGGAAGTAGAATGACAACTCAACCATCGGCTAGCCCAATGTCTCAAGCTTTAGGTATGGGAATCGCTGGAGGCCTAGGCTATGCCGGCATGAAGAATATGATGGGATAATGAAAAAACATTACATTTTAAATAGACCAATGTTTAACAGAGGTGGAGTTTCTGCCTACGGGAAAGGTATAGCTTCTAACCTGGTCACTGAAGAACAAAGACAAAGATTTAATTATGGTGGGAGAGTTGGATTACAAGGGGGATCAAATTATATGGATATAGATACCTCTGGCAAACTTTATCAACCTGATCAATCAATGATAGACTTCTGGAAAGGAACTGGTGTCTATGGATCTTGGGATGCCCTAGAAAAAGCTGAAGAAGAAGAAAGAGTTGCTAAGGCCATTCAAAAAGATGTATCTGAAAGAGAAATAGGAGGCAGTCCTCAAGATAGATTCTGGGAAGATGAGCTGAATAAAGCTAGATTTGGTGAGAGTGATAAGTACACTACAAGCTCTGAAGGAATTGGTTTAATAGAAAAGCCACCTGTTGTTGAGGATGAGGATGAAGGCGATGATGGTACTAAAAAAATTATGACCGATTCAGACTGGATGGATTTGTTAGGACCTACAGAAGAACAAAAGAAAAGAACTAAAGGTGAAGCTCAACTGAACTTAGCCGCAGCAGCTCTTGATGTTTTTTCTCAACCAACGATCGCTAAAGGAATGAAAGCGGCTAGTCCTCATTTATCCAAGCTAGCTCAGACAGCAAGCGCTGATCAAAAAGCTAGAGACAAAGCTATCCTTCAAGGAAAAGTTTTATCTAAAGTTTATACGGACAGAGCAGGAGCTAAAGGAGAAGCGGATGTTAAAACATTAGAAGCTAAAGCGAAGATAGTAGAAAAATCAGATACCCCACGAGCTTTCTATGAGGCTGCAAAAGTTAAAGACAAAATGAAGGACGCTATGAGCAAGGCTTTAAATTATACAATTCAAACTGTTAAAAAAGATGATAACGGTATTCCAATTATACCTGAAGGCACTACTGAAGACACAGTTATGTGGGATGATGCATTTATGATATTAAAAGATGGAGATCTAGTTCCAATTACAGTAGACAAAATATTTGCTTTGAAGAAGAAGTAGGAGGATAAATGCCTCGTATTTATAATGCCGCACAACTTTCATCCGCTGAAGAAAACAATGATCCAAGTATCATCGGATCCGTTGGCGCTGGAATAGTAACAGGACTAATCAGAATTCCCGAAGGTGCTGCATCTTTATTCGCGAGCATCTACGATCTTACCAACGATACCGATACAGCCACCGAAGTAGAAGAGTGGTTTGATAAAAACATTTACAATAAATTAGGAGACATCGACGAGAAAGCAGAATCTACTACTATTGGAAAAATAACCGCAGCTCTGGTTAACATTGGAGTTCCCGGTGGACTTGCATTTAGAGCGGGCACGAGGATGGCTAATTTTGCTATCAAAAATGCCAAAGCTGGAAAATATTTTACCCTTAACAATAAAACATTAGCCGACCAAGCACAGAAAGCAATCGAGTTAAATAGAAAAGGAAAGGTAGCTAAGTTTGGAGCGGGAGCTGTTACTGGTGGTGTGGCTGAAGGAGTTTTCGTAGGAGACGTTGAAGAGTTCGGAAGCATTGGAGATTTATTAGGGGGCCCTACAGCTCTTGACAGAGAATCCTCAACCGGAGGAAGTGACCAGGCTACACGAGAAGTTTTAAACAGAATTAAATTTGGTACAGAAGGAGCTTTACTTACTGGGGTGATTGGAGGAACGGGTAATCTTATTAAACGATTAGCAACCCGAGGAAAAGAATTAAAATATAGCAGAAGTTTAACCGATCGAATTTTAAATAAAGCAGCCTCGGCTTTTAGACCACGGGGCGATCTACCCGAACAATTCTTTTTAACTAAAGGAGAACAGATGGGTAAACGATCTGCGGATCTAAATAGAGCGGTTGAATTATCCAGAGCCGTGGACCGAGATGTAGACCGTATGTTTCCTGCTATAAAAAGAATGTTCTCGAGAAGTACTCGAGCAGAAAAAGATAAAATTTTAGGGGACCTGGAAGAGGTTATGTTTTCAGGCAGAGCGGGCATGGATAAGGCAAACCGAGTAACAATGGGACAAATGGACCCAAACATGATTGAAACCATTGCTGGAGGTATGTTAAGAAAAGGTGCCAAGCCCGAACACATTGAAAATATATTTCAAAATATTGGAATGATGAGAAAGAAGTGGGAAAACATGGCAACCCTAGTTCATTCAAAGATCCCTGGCAAAGGTCAGCAACAATTTGAAAGAATATTAGGGGACCATTTTAAACAATGGATTGGAAGAACGTATGCTATTTTTGAAAATAAATCAGCGATTCCTTTTTTAAATTATAAACCGACTTCACAAGATTTTGATCGAGTGGTTAATATTTTCTTAAGACAAAATAGAAAAGCCATCAATCGAGCGCAACAAACACCGGGCTCAGTGATACCTGATCCATTAACTTATGAACAAGCTTCTACTCAAGTCAGCAATATTCTTAAAGATGTCAAGCAGGACACTAACTTATTAAAACTAATTAAAGAAACTCAAGGAACCAAAGCTCTTCGAACTCCCTACTTTGATATTGATACTAATTTTGTTAAAAATTCTGTAGCGGATGACCTAGCCAAAAAAGATATCTTTCGAAAAAGACTAGAGCAAGCCGTTACTAAAGGACGATACGCTTTAAAAGATCCTACCGGGATCCCTGAACGAACGGTTATTGGAAAAGGAAGTAAAGCATTCAGAGAACTCTTTGGAGAAGTCAAAGATGTTAGACAGAAAATGTTACATGGAACTCAACGACTGTCCATGGTCGCACGTAAATCAGAATTCTTACAACAACTGGCTGATGATTCAGCTGGTCGTATAGCTGCTGGAGGAAGAGGTTATTTTTATGGTACCAAGCAGGCAGCTGAACAAGGGTTAGGAGGAAACGTATCGGTTAAACAATACAAACCACCAGGAAGTCCTTGGGGAGAAACCGCTTCAGAAAATCCTCTTATTAACGCGTTTGGAAACAAAGCTCCATGGGGAGATGCAGATTTAATGGATGCACTCACTGCGACTCAACAACGATTAATCAATAACAAGATGCTTAGCTTCTTGTATGATAGTTTATTTTTATTTCCTAAAGCAACTTCACAGTTTGCCAAGACGATTTTATCTCCAATCACTCACGCACGTAATTTTTTTAGCGCTGCAACTTTTCAAAGTGCCAACGGAATTTGGTTTGAAAACCCCAAAGTTTTAGCTGCTGCATGGCGAGATGCCCTGGGCTCCCTACAACCTCAAAGCTTCACGACTAACAGTCCGCAAGCGCAGGAGTTTTATAGAAAACTTCTGAGACTTAGGGTGACTAATTCAAACGTTAGAATGGGAGACATCTCAGGTTTATTTAGAGACACGATGGAAGGTCGAGCCGGACTTGCAACTCAAACAGCTAAAATGATGGTGCCTGGCACCATAAGAAGTTGGGCAAAGAAAGCTGCTAGATGGAGTCAGGATATGTACATAGCGGAAGATGATTTTTGGAAGGGTAGTAACTGGATCATGGAACGATACCGTTATAAGAATGCTTACAAGAAAGCCCTAAGTAGAGGATTGATTAAGGAAATGCCAACGAACGATACACTTGAAGAAATGGCAGCCAACATTGTACGTAACACCGTACCTAATTATGAATACGTTCCTGAATTTATTAGAAGTTTACGAAGATTCCCGATTGGAAACTTCGTATCTTTCCCAGCAGAAATTTTAAGAACCGGTACCGGTATTGTTCAACAAGCTATTAAAGAAATTAATGATCCAGTTTTAAGGGCTATTGGAATGAAAAGACTGGCTGGTTTTGCAGGAACCATGGCCGTTGTTCCTCCAGCAATCGTCGAAATGTTTAAAACCATTTACGATTTCACTGAAGAAGAAGTCATGGCAATGAAAAGATTCTTACCCGACTGGTCAAAGAACTCAACGATTTTACCAATGAGAGATGAGGAAGGTAAATTAAAATATATCGATTTCAGTCATGGCTTTGCTTACGATACCCTTACCCGTCCAGTGCAAACAATATTGAATGCAGTGGCTGCAGGAGAAACGAACGAAGAAGCCTTGATGGAAAGTTTTATGAAAGGCCTTGCCACTTCTACTGCAGAACTAGGTCAACCTTTCATTGCAGAATCTATTTGGACAGAAGCTTTCTTAGACGTCATAAGAGGAGGTGGTAAAACAAAAGATGGTAAAGTTTTATACACCGATCAAACCCCTATGGGCGAACGCGTATCCGCGGTCATAAATCATTTAGTCAAAGCTCAAGCTCCTTTCTCATTACAACAAATGATTCGTTTAGGTTTTGCTGCAACAGGAAAACCAAGCAAGACGGTGGGTCCTTATACAGGAACCGGACAAACTTATGAGTTCACGGACGAAGCTTTAGGGTTCACGGGCTATCGACCAGTGCCCATTGACCCTGCTCGTAGCTTAGACTTTATGATGAGTGGATACCAAAGAGATATTCGTAACGCACGTAGAGAATTTAATTCTAAACTATTAAGAGGAGATCCGGTAAGTCCTCAAGATATTATTGATCGTTATATTATTGCTAACAAAGCTAAATGGGAATCGATGAAAGACATGTCTCTTAATGTGGGTGCAGGTCAAATCTTAGGAGTGACGGATGATCAATTAGAACCTGTCATGGGAAGAATATCTAAAAAAGATTCAGCCGCTTTAATAGAAGATGAATTTATTCCATTTACTATTTCTGAAAATGTACAATCTGTCTTCAGACAGAATGCAGAAAAGTTAGGAATACCTAATCCATATGACGAAGCAGAACCTGCTTTGGATAGCATGAAAGATATTATGGAAGAGATGTCTTTATCAATGCCAGAGTGGCCTGATCTAACACAGCTCTTTAATTTAACACCACCTATGGCTGCGCCTGTCCCTCAAAACATACCATCAGGTGCCGCGACATTAAACCCTGCTATTTATAAGCGTCCTAGTTTAACTTTAGGCAATAGAACAGCGCAAATGGGAGGACCAAATCAGGTATTGACACAGAATCAAATGGCACTACTATCACCTGAGGAACAGTTATATTATTTGAGGAGGAACCAAAGGAATTTAACAACATGACGCCTAAAACTACAAGAGAACACATCATAAGTTTGCATGGCCACGTAAAGGGATTGAAAAAAGATATTGCGAATATCAAAACCAATCATTTGAAACATATGAACATGGATATTAAAAGCTTGGGTGGCAAGATAGATAAAATCTATTGGGTTCTTTTAGCTACGGTGGGGGCCGTTGCTTTTCAGTTAATTAGTGTGTTGGTTCAAACCATTTGATGAAATTATCTAAAAATTTTACCTTGGCTGAGATGACCAAGTCACAGACAGCCTCGAGAATGGGTCTCGATAACAACCCCAGTGAGGATGAGCAGGAGAATCTAAGATTGCTCTGTGAGAGGGTCCTACAGCCCGTTAGGGACCACTTTAACCACACTGTTACCATTTCATCGGGTTTTCGTAACATTATTTTGTCTCAAAAGATAGGTAGCAGCGC